ACTTACGTGATAGTCGCATTGAGGCGGCTTTTGAAACATCTTATTGGTGTCTTCAAATCTGCCTTCTTTAATTGTATCCATCCAAACAGTAAAGTCTGGATCAAATGCTATTCTAGCTTCTTCTGTAGGACATACAAAATCTGTAATGGCAATCTTGCCAGCCATTACAACACCGTCGCTAAGATGTCTCATGCGCTGAGCTTGTCTCATACGACCTTCAGGAGTAAAATCCCAATCATTATAACGTTCGCGAACTTCATCGGCGTTAATATGCACGCCACCTAGAAGTTCTGCAAACGGTTTTGCGAGTGTGGTCTTACCGCTACCGGGTAAACCAAAGATTAAAATTTTCATTCTCGTTCCTTTAATATTGCACTATCATTTTCAATAGCATCTCTAATAATTTCCTGTAAAACATCTCCAGCCCACAGTTGCAGATCAACATTATCAGGTGTTAATTCAGAATCTGGTGATGATTCAACAAAGAAGTTGAAGGACATGGTTCCTTCGGCCTCTTCATTAACACTAATAGATCCAAATTGAATTACCGTCTCAGCAAATGGGCCTTCTAGAAATCGAACTAGCCAATGCTGGTCACCCTCATTACCTGGTACAAGCTGATAGGTTGCATTCTCTTTATGTTTCATCTATAATATCATCCATACTAATTTGATCTTTGTAACCAATCGTGTATTGTTTTTTCACAAACTCTTTAAAATCAGTTTGTTCAAAGATAGGATTCCAGAAATCTTCTTCAATAGTACCAGCTTCTCGAGTCTTACCAGTAAGAACTTCACCAGTCGAAGGATTAATTCCTTCATACCAACCATTACTTGGTTTACGAGCATAGCCTCCAGCCATGGCAACTTCTAGAAGACCTGATAGTTTTTGTACACCACCTTCCCAAGATACTGTAATAGGAATCTTAGATTTTTCTTTTACATAACGAGACTTTTCAACGTTAATCACAAAGTCATATCCCATTACCTCTGTACCTTTCTTGTTCTGACGACGACCAAGAATCCAGATATTATCTGCAGAGTAGTAAATACCTGTACCGCCTGATACAACAGCTTTTGGGAAGAGACCCATTTCCTGATAGGTATGATTAACTGCAAGAAGTGGAATATCCTTCATAGCAAGATAGGGTGTTGTCATACGGAACAAACCTTTGAGCGCTTTTGCACGAGACATATCTGCTACTGACTTTTCATTAATAGCATCTTCCATCTCTTTCTTTGACGCAAGGTTACCGATTGAATCAATAACAATTACAACCTTGTCAGAGCGCTCTAGACCTTCAAGCTGACCGATTAGATCAAACTTTAGTTCTTCAACATTCGTAATTGGTGTATGAAGTACTCGAGAAGTATCAATCTCAAATTGCTCAAAATATGCCTGAGGTGAACCGAATTCTGAATCATAGAAAAGCATGACAGAATCTTTATATTTTTTCATATAAGCACTTGCCATTAGCAATGCAAATGAAGTCTTAAAGTGCTTTGATGGACCAGCAAGAACAGTAAGTCCAGGTGCCAAGCCGCCATCCATTGATCCAGATAGTGCAACGTTGACCATTGGCACTTCAGTTGGAACCATATCTTTATCATTAAAGAACTTAGATTCCGAAAGAACTTCTGTAGCTTTGAGCTTACTGTTCTTTTTCAGTTTATCCATAATACTCATATATTTCTCCTTATAATAGATCTATTATAACACATTTTACTAAGGATGTAAATAGTCTTTTACATCGATTGTTGGATTAAATCCAAGTTCTTTGATATGAGTAATATCTGCAGTATTATCCTGTGCTTCACAATCATCTCCGAGTCGAATATCAATACCTGGAATTCTGATTCTAGCAAGTTCATGTACCACATTTCCAGTGCCTGTACCGATATCATATGCTGGACGAAGTGGAGCATCGATCAGACCGGGATCCGTAATCTTTAGCATAATACGATCAATTGCCTGAATTACGTCATCAATATGAATGAAGTCACGAATATGTTTTGTAGCATATTTCAGTTCGCCTCTCATTAGTTTGCCGATAAACATAGTATCACGAGCACCGTCACCATAGACAGTAGTGAATCTCAATCCTACCTGACCAGGGAATGCAGTCTCTTCATTAACTTTCTTGCTGATACCATATGGCGACTGATGCCATGCATGGATACAAGAAGAAGATGCGTAGAGAAGAGGAACATC